ATGCTGTAAATTAATATGATAAATATACAAACATATCAAGATATTGGGGGTACTATATTAGACAATCAAGTATATCCTATTTATTTTAAGCCGTTTCCAAAAAATAAAGATTATTCATCTGGATATATCAATCGTTACTTTGTTCAAAAAATAAATGATTTTACAATTACCGAGGTGGATAAAAACAACTACAATGAAATTTCATCATCTGTTTATAATAAACTTTGCATCAGATGGATAATTTCAGGTCCAAAAAACAATGTTTATAAAAATAAAATATTGGAGAGAATTGGGGTTACGGAACAAAACAATAAAACTTTGAGCGTCAACGAAAAGAAAATGACAGGTATAAAAAATTATTTGAATAACCCCCTTGAATTTTGGGGTGGGAAATAATTGACTTACAGTTGTTATAATGTTACATTGTGTCAATGGTGTGTCTGGATAAACAATCCTATTCTAAATTCCTAGAATCGCATATTTCATCTGATTTTATTCTTGAATGTATTCAATCAGATGAAAAAGTACATCCATGTATAGATGAATTGTGTATGGTTTTGATTCATATACTCAAATCCAAAACTACCTATGTTATCAATCTAAATCACCCAGATTGCAATGTCTTTATCGATAAAGAATCGTTAATCAATGATTTCAACAAACTAAAAGGTAAGAAATGGGTATTTGATAAGAAAAAGTGTTTACATCTATTTCCAATAAACAATCTATTTGATATTAACATCATTTTCTTTATTAGTGATGGTAAAGTTGAAGATTATAGTGAATTTGATACAACTGCACATAATGTTATCAAAACTAAGTTTCAAAAATATGGTGAATTGAATAAAGCAATTCCAATGGTAAAACATTTGGAAAAGTTTGAAAGTATGTATGATGCAGTGTTGATTAGACTCAAATCCGTCAAGATTGATGATAGTTTTTATAGTATCAATAGTACAATTACTGACAATCTTAGAATTCTTGAACATAATGGGTTAAAAGTGGATGTAGAATTGTTTAATAGGCATTTTGAGAACAAAACGATCAAAGATAAGGATGGTTATGTTTATACACAATATAACCTATATACTGCAACAGGACGACCCAGTAATAGGTTTGGTAATGTTAACTATAGTGCATTGAACAAAGAAAACGGTTGTAGATCATCATTTATCAGCAGATATGGTGATGATGGTATGTTGTTTATGATTGATTATAGCGCCTACCACCCCCACATAGTTGCAAAGTTAATCAATTATAATCTTCCTCCAAACGCTTATGAGTATCTTGGTAAACTATACTATGGTAAGGATAAGTTATCAGATGATGAAATCAAAGCGTCAAAGAACCTAACATTCCAGTGTATGTATGGTAATATTCCCACTGAATTATTGGAAATACCATATTTTAAAAAAATGAGTGATTATATTGTTCATAGATGGAAATTCTTTAGTGAAAATGGATATGTAGAAACGCCGATTTATAAAAGAAGAATCACTACAAACCATATAAATGAACCAAATCCAAACAAATTGTTCAATTATATCTTGCAAGCCAGTGAAACTGAATTTGGAATGCAATCATTGGTAAGAGTCAATGAATACTTGAATGGTAAACAAACCAAGGCTATTTTGTATACTTATGACAGTGTTTCGTTTGATTGTCATAAGAATGATAAAAAAGAAACATTGGTGGAATTGAAACGGTTGATGTCAAACAATCAATTTCCTGTAAAGTGTTATATTGGTAAGAATTATGATAGTATGACGGTGGTAGATATTTAAAAACAATTTGATTTTCGTGTATATATCAATATTTATATATACGAATGAATATAGATGAAGATGTAAAATTAAAAGACTTACAAGTTAAGTTACAACAGGTTGAGACTGTTATGCCATTGCCATTCAGTCAACAATTGAGAGAAAGTTTTCCTTTATATAAGATATTCGGCGAAAATGGAGATTATTATCCGAAAGAAAAAGACACAATCAAAAAGTGGTTAAAATTATCTGAAGAAATAGAAAAGATATTAAAGAGCATACAACAATTAGATAATCCTGCAATAATTACTGCGGTTGGGAAAAATAAATTATATCAAAATTATGCTGATATAAAGGCTAGAATTGAATTGGCATCCGGTACTAGTGTAACATTAGCAAATGTAACATCTGCAAAACCAACCGGATTTATTCATCAAGACATCAAAAAGTTCTATGAATTCTTCAATAATAGTGGGTATGCCAGTAAAGATAAGAAAAAAGAAAACACTGCTGATGCGGTATTGTTGTACAATTGTAGTATATCAGAAATTCAAATTGCTTTAAAAGATAAAAAAGTAAATGGTACCGATGAAAGTTTATGTGAGATTACTGGTACTGGAAAGAAATTCGCAATGGTTTCTTTGAAAGCTGGTGGAGATAGTTATCGTATTGGTAGAATGAAAGGTGCTTTTGATATTTTACCAGACAAATTAAGTTTTTCAGGTACACCCGCAGAAAGAGAAAAATACTATCAATGGTTACAATCACAACAACCAGATGGAAAACCAATTGAAAAAGATCCACGCAGTGTATTTAGTGGTGGTGCTCCTGTATTTGAAGAAATATATTTGGGTAAGACATTACTAACTGAAATTGAATTTATATCATCGTTAAAGTCATCTCTCAATAGAATTTCATCAAAAATAGGAGATTTGTCTGCGGAATTGACAAAAGGATGGACTGATTTTACACAAAAAGTTAAAAATACAATTGTAAAGATTTTTGGTAATATTGAACAAAAATGTCAAGAAGACATGAATTATGCTAGAAATCAATATTCCACTATGTTTAATAGTTGGGATACTATTGAAAAAGAAATTGGTGTTTTATCTGAAGCAAGAGAAGCTGATGAAGTATTAGTAAAAATGACCGATTCTTTAAAGAAAAATGTTGCTATATTTATTCAACAAATCAATAGAATTCAACCAGATTCATTATTTAGCACCATAAATGAAAAGGTAAGATTGATTGATAATAAGAATCTGTTTATGGTTCAACTAACTGGTACTACATCAGACGATGTAAAAGAAGTCAAGAATGCTTCTATAAAAGTTTATAATGATTATTTTAATCCATCTACTAAAGGTGATGTTCCGATGAATAAAGGTGCATTTAGACCAATGAATATCTTTAATTCTAATATTGCAGCTATAAAGTTTTATGAAAAGTTCATTGAAAGATTTATGAATGTGGGCAATGAAGCTCAAATCAAGAAAGAATTTATTCAATTTGTAAGTCAAATATCTGCTGAAGCAATCTTTGGTAACAATGATAGTTTACCGCTTGTAGTATTTAATGGTAAGACAATTAACAGAATGGGAACCAAGTCTGAATTTTCAAGTGGTAAAAAATTGATCGATGCAAGTGAAAATAAGAATTTTAGATTAAGCAAATTTGAAGTAAGTAAAAATAAAGAAGGAACATATTTCGTTGTATATTTATATATTATATTCGATATACGAGAAGAAGAGGAAAATGGAAAGGTAGAAGTTAAACCATTTTATTCTGCAATTGAATTAAGAAATGAAAGAGGAAGTAAGTTTTCTTTCAAAACAGAAATTCATCGTTCCAATTTAAGTGAAGAGGATGTATTTTAATTATGAACATCAAACAAATATTTTTAGAAGCATTAGAAAAAGCAAGTACCGACATTTCAATTGAAAACGGTATATTTGATATTTCTAAACAAGAACACATTGAAGTATTAAGAGAATATTTGTTGAATTCAAATGTTGATTCAAATATCGTAAATCAATATTTGAATAAAATGCTTGAAGGTAAATATCCTGAAAGACAAGCATACAATACAAATGGTATTCTTGTAACCTTTCCAACTCCAGAATATAAACAAAAAGCTATTGCTCGTGGTACCCATTTTGAAGAAAATCCAAAAAAGGGTCAAGCTAATGTATTTGATGGAGACGAACGGCCAGAACAACCAAGTGGACAACAAATTGAATTTGAACCACAACAAACCCAACCTGTTCAACAAGCAGAACCACAAAAATCAAAGAGTGATGATAGAACTCCCGAAGAAAAAGAACAAGATGCGGTAGCAATTGAGAAAGCATTGACTACTGAATATACTTTACAAGAAGCTTTAAAGTTTGGATTTTATAACAAAAGAAATAGTTGGTTTGATTCTTCGGGAGATTATGTCGGTAAATTGTGGAATGTTGACGGTAAACAACTAATAATAAATAAATGAAGAACAAACAACTATTGTGTACATTTACCAATTCCAAAGAATATAATGATACTATACAAGAAATAAAAAGTTTCTATAGTGTTATTAACGGTAAAATATTTTTATTGTGTAATGTCAACAATCCAAAAGAATTGTACGCAACATACAATGTAGAAATAAATGATGGTAACCAATTGAAATTTCGTAACACCATCAGTGTCCATAGAAAAAAAGAAACAAACACATTGTATACTCTCAATGCAATGAATAAGTTGATTGCTGAGGAAAACAATGGTGTTTTTGATAAAACCTTCCAATTGGATTGGAATCTCTACAGAAATTCAATTATTTTAACGAGCGAAGTATCAGTGAAAATTGTCACCGTCAAAATATTTGATATAATAAGTTGAAATCTTTTTGGTCTTCATATATATTGATGACAACTTAATTGGTTGTTATTAAATAATTCGTGTGAGTTATCTAATTAACTAATTAACTAAATTAACTAATTAAAAATTATGGCATTAGACATATCAAAATTGAAGAGTCGTTTGAGCTCTCTAACAAACCAAGGCAACAAAACCAATCTCATTTGGAAACCAAAGCCTGGTAAACAAGTAGTTCGTATCGTTCCCTACAAGTATCAAACCGATAATCCTTTTATCGAACTAAAGTTCCATTACAATATCAATAACAAGACTTATCTATCTCCCGATAGTTTCAATCGTCCTGATCCAATCGTTGAATGGTCCAATCGTATGAAGAAGACCGGAAACAAGGAAGACTGGATTTTGGGTCGTAAGTTTGAACCAAAGATGCGTACCTATGCTCCTATCATCGTTCGTGGTGAGGAAAACGAAGGTGTTCGTTTCTGGGGATTTGGTAAGAATGTTTACCAAGAAATTCTAAGCATCATCAGTGATGTTGATTACGGTGATATTACTGATTTGGTCAATGGTCGTGACATTGTTGTAGAATTCCGTACCGCAGAAGATTCTGGTAAGTCATTTCCAGAAACTACAATTCGTGTCAAACCAAATGCAAGTGTTGCAATTGATCCTTCTCAAAAGGATATCTTGGCACAACAGACTAATATCATGGATCTATTCCCTGAATTTAGTTATGACGAACTAAAGGAAGTAATGAATGCCTGGTTGAATCCAGATGGTTCAATTCCTTCTGAAGGAACAGTCAACACAATTGTTGATGAGGAAACTCCTGCTCCTGCTCCAAAAGCAACTGCAACGAATAAATCACCAACAGCTACCGCAGCAAAATCAAATTCGGATGATGTAGCAGCCGCTTTTGATAATTTGTTTAACAGTTAAAATAAATTGTTTGTAGTGGGGTGGTAGTATATATTACTGCCACCCCTATTTTAGTTTTATATTATTATGAAAAAGAAAAACCAAGTTACACAAGATACTCCTCAAAGAGATGAGTTAGTCGAATTACTCGCAAATGAGTTAAATAAAGCCAATAAAGATGGCGGTAAGATTGCATATTTCTTGGATGAACAGGAAAATCCAGCAGAAATTAGTGATTGGATTAGTACAGGTTCTTCTATGCTTGATCTAGCGATTAGCAATCGTCCTCATGGTGGATTGCCAGTTGGAAAGATGGTTGAATTCAATGGGTTGGAAGGAACTGGTAAGAGTCTAGTATCTGCTCATATTTGTGCAGAAACACAGCGTAAAGGTGGTGTCGCAGTAGTACTAGATACAGAAAATGCTGCAGCTCCTGAATTCTGGAAGAGTTTGGGTGTAGATTTAAAGAATCTTCTATATGTTCAAGTAGATACTGTAGAAGATATTTTTGAACAGATGGAAAAGATGATTGGAATTGTTCGTAAGAGCAATAAAGATCGTATTTTGACACTTATTATTGACTCTGTAGCTGCTGCTTCTACAAAGGCAGAGTTGGAGAGTGATCACGGTAAAGATGGATTTGCTACTGGTAAATCTATTATTATTAGCAAAGCAATGCGTAAGATCACCAACATGATTGGTAAACAAAAAGTTCTTACTGTATTTACCAATCAATTACGTCAGAATCTAAATGCTATGGCATTTGGTGACAAGTATGTAGTTAGTGGTGGTAAGGCATTAGCATATCATTGTAGTGTTCGTGTTCGTTTGAACAACACTGGTAAACTAAAGAAAGGTGAAGATGTTATTGGTAATGAATGTAAAGCAGTTGTTATCAAGAACCGTATGGGACCACCACAGCGTCAAGCTAGTTTTGATATTTACTTTGACAGTGGAATAGCTGACTATGGTAGTTGGATTAAGGTTCTAAAGGATCAGAATCTAATTAAACAGGGTGGTGCTTATTATACTTATAAAAAGGATGATGGTAGTGAGTGGAAGTTCCAATCCAAGGACTTTGTAGAAACAATGAAGACGGATAAAGTTTTGAGTGAAGAAGTTTACTTGAAAATTTGTGACGCAGTAATTATGAAATATAAAGATCCAAATAGTGTCATTGTTGATGACGCAGTTGTTGACACAGACGAAGATGTTGGTGTATCATCTGAGAATGAGTAATCTATCTGACAGTGAAAAAAAGAGGTTGTTTTCGTTATTCGATAATGTAAAACAAGAAGACAGAGTTGGAGGATTGAATAGATCCTCCGATTCTGAAGTATTAATTGTTGATTTCATGAACACTTTTATTAGAGCGTTCATGGCCTCCCCCTCCCTCAATACCAATGGTAATCATACTGGTGGAATTGCTGGGTGTTTAAAAAGCATTGGTTATGCGGTTAAATTAATCAATCCTACAAAGATTGTTATTGTATCCGATGGTCAAGGGGGTTCACTGAAAAGAAGAAAGATTTATCCAGAATACAAGAGTGGTAGAAAGACTAAAATTAGGCTTAATAGAGCTTATGATGATCTTACCACTCCAGATACTGAAGATAAAAATCTAAAGAAACAGTTGTTGAGAACTGTACAATATCTAGATAAGTTGCCTGTAACAACAATGGCAATTGATCATATTGAAGCAGATGACACAATTGCTTATTTGGCTAAAGAGTACTTTAAGAATAGTAATGTTACTATTATGAGTGCGGATAAAGATTTCTTACAACTAGCCGGTGATAGAATTAAAATCTGGAGTCCAACCAAAAAGAAATTGTATGGTTGTGCAGAAATTTTATTGGAATATGGTATTAGTTGTAAGAACTTTATCAATTATAGAATAATGGAAGGAGATAGTAGTGATAATATCGACGGCATTAAAGGTGCTGGGTTAAAAACTATTATCAAGTGTTATCCTATTCTTACAGAGGATAAACAATATTCTTTACAAGAATTATACAATTATAGTGATACTCACAAAGGTAAATTAAAGTTGTATGATACTGTGTTAGAGAACAAAGATATCATGCAGCGTAATTATGATTTAATGCAATTGCATGACACACAAATTCAATCATTCTCGCAATTGAGAATCAATGAAATCATGGAAAAACCAATCGGTAAACTTGACAGATTTGGTTTTAGTAAATTGTTGGTAGAAGACTGTATGCAAAATAATTTTCCAAATAGCATGGTGTGGTTAAATGAAGTGTTTGGAAAAATCAATTCAATGGTTCTGTAAATAATCTTGGTTTACAGAAATGGTGTGGTATAGTTGGTGTAGATAAATTATATAAAATTATGTCGGAAAAAATTATTGATAACCTAAAAAAATTCGGATCTGAATTCCAAATCAAATGTATTAGTGGTTTGGTGTCGGATAAAACATTCATTGAAAGAATTAGCGATATCTTGGAACCAGATAGTTTTGAGACAGATGCGCATAAATTTATCGTTAAAGAAACGATTAGTTACTTTCTTCAATATAAAGATTTGCCAACCTTGG